AATAACGATTGGAAACCAACTGAAATCAACGAAGGACAATCAACAAACTGGGAACCAAGGAAGCAACACCCCGAAGAAGTCGCAAATGGACTTCGTGATGCTTTTAGACAAGCAATCAAAGATGGTGTGATGGATGCTACTCCTTATTTTAAATCTATGACTTTCAAATCTGATATTGAAAAAACAGAAGCAGAAATCAAAGTGCTTCAAAAGAAACTTGAACTCCTCAAAGAGATTGAGACACATAAATCTCAACCAAGAATGTATCTTGAAAACTCTGGGAAGTATGAGGTTGTCTCTTATAATGGTGAGAATTATTATCGTCTGGAATATCCAACTGATGTTATTTGGTATAAGAAAAAGAAACCTGCTGATGGTATGATGCTGGTTCGTATTACTGATGGTGAAACTCGTCGTCTGCTTGAAGGACTTTGGTTTAATGAGGTGCGAAAGGGAAATTATACTTATGTGGGTGAAGAATGGTTGCCTGATGAGTTAGAATATGAAGAAGATGAGATGGGATATAATCAAGGATGGAATGATTGTTTGAACGAAATCAAGAGGAAAAACTGAAATGACTGAACCAGAAATCATCGTAGAAAGAAAAAAATACGGAAGATGTGCTGTGGATTATACTATGAGAGTTTATCAAAAACTTGATGAAGAAACCATAATGATTGATGGTGTGAAGTATCAAAAAGTAGAAGAACCAAAACCACAAACACTTTATGAGATGTTCTGTAAAGAACAATTGGAGTTTGTAAATAGAGAAGTTATTTGTGATATTGTTGAAAGATGGTTGCCTGATGAAGATGGTGGTGATGATAGATATGCTTGTGGTTGGAATGATTGTGTTGAGAAGTTGAAGTTGAGGTTGAAATGATTGAACCATTAAACCATAAATTAGATGTAAGTAAAATCAAAACACTCACAGATGTAAAGAATGTCTTTGAGTGTATGAATTTGTATTCTTATGCTGAAGAAGACCACGAAAAGTATGAACTCCTCAAAGAATACTTCACAATTCCAAACGAAGCACAAGAAATCAAATTTGAACTACCACGCAAGTCATTAGAAGAAATCTCACAAGAGTTTGATGAGAAGATTGATAAACATATTGAGAGTATCAAGCATAAGTTTGCTGAACTCAAATGTCATCAAGAGTATTACTACAATCAAAAGTTCAATAGAATTATTGAGAACTTTAAGTATGCGAAGGAACACGGACAATTCCCAGTCAGACTTACAGTAGGTAATTTAGATTGTTCTACTCTTGGTGTGAGCAGTGCTGTAGATTGGACTACAGAATTTAGAATTGGTAAAGATGTGGTAGGATACTGGGACATCAAACCAAACATCAAAGTGTATCTGGAAAAGAAACCAAATGTGATTGTGAGATACTTTACTAAGCTACTTCTTGACTTTACTTGGAACGACAAGTGACACTTTCTAAACTGGCACAAGAGCATCCCACAGGTGCTCCTTTTGGTTGTATAATGACTTCATAACAAACAAACCGATGCACTACGAAACTGACATCATCATTCATCAGTATTCATCTGATGGTGATTTTTATTACAAACTCAAAGTCACAGATGTAATGAATATGGATTACTACTATGAGGGTAGTGCTTCCACACTTGATGATGTTATGGAATGTATCCAACTCCATCTCAAACAACACCAGAACTGAAATGACTGATACACAAAAACTTCAATTCCTTCTCACCAAACTTCAAGAAACTGCAGACAGTAAGCATTGTTATGATGAATGTGGTGATGATTATTCTCCTTCAGACGCTGGAAATTATGATGATGCTTTTGATGCGGGATTTGAGTATGGTGAAATAACATTTGCTCGTGATTTGCTTCAACAACTTAAACTTCAAACACAAATTGAACCTCATTTGAAATGACTGCCTTCACTTACAAAGGATACGGACGCATCTACACTAATCCAGAACACATTCAAGTTGTAGAAGATATTATCAAATTACTTGATGAGTTTGAGTGGAGTTATTATCCAGAAGGACTTGTAGCATCTTGGGATATGTATCCAAATGTTGAGTATGTTGGTAAGTTTGAATTGGATGGAGAAAAGTTCAAAGAATTCTGTAAAAAAGCAGACATTCCTGTGTTTATCTTTGATGCTGGTATGAATGATTATCCTTCTGGATATTATCCTACAGAACCTTTGAGTAAAGAAGAAATCAAAACACTTTCTTATGGAGAACTGAAATGACTATCAAAGCAACTGAACTTCTCAAACTCTTTTCCAAAGCAAAGCAACTTGATTTAAGTGTTGAAATTCGTGAGGACAAAGATGGTGATTATATAGTTCGTATCTACGAAATGTACCACCCAGAAGGATTTGATGAAACAGTATTCATCAATCAACAAGGTGAAACTAATTGGGATAAGAGATGTTATAGTTTTGATTATATGATGGATGTTCTTGATGAAAAGTTAGAAGAAAAACGACAAGAAGAAATCAAAGAACAAAAACGACAAGAACTTCTTGCTCGTTTGACTGATTTTGAAAAGGACTTGCTTGGAGTAAAATGACTGAACGAGTAAAATTCAAAACTATCACACGAGTGATTGACCCAAAGACACGCATTCATTATCTGGATGCTGTTGATGAGAATGGATACCATTGGTCTGCTCAAATGACCCACCAAGAAGAACCTTGGATTATCTACAAAGAAGTTTGGAAAAAAGACCCACAGCAACCTTATGACACTTGAAGAAATCCTAGAAGAATATGGACAGGAAGTATTAGACACATACTACGAACTGTTCCCAGACAAAAGTATTTCAAAGTTTCCTGACCGTTTCTGTGGTTTTGTTGGTGAATATTCTGATTTTGTGTTAGACTGTTACTATTCAACGGGTAGTGATGAACTTGAACCTATTGAACACTTTGAAAACGGAGTGTTTCAAGAGTATTATTACTACGACGAAAAAACCTCAACTGGATTTGTATTTTATAATGAACGATGAAACCAAAAAACGCAGGATTTGACGGAGCAAAAGGTATCAATCTCAATCATCCTGCTATGGAGGATGGTGGTATCTTTCAGTTGAGAAGAGGTAAAAAACCATTACAACCAGATAAGTATAATCTCAAAAACCAACTACTCTGGTATTATCCTGACGATGAGGATGCTAAACTTTATTATTGTAATGAGAACAACCAACTATTTGAGTTGGATTTTATACCTGTATCACAATGACTAATGAAGATATGCCTTGGGTGATTGGACTAACTGATGAAGAAATCCAACAACTCCGCACCAATAAACAAGAACTCACAGAATACGGCAAACAGAAAATCCGAGAACTTATGAATAAAAAACCAACTCTTTATAATAAACTAGAAGAGTGGGTTGATTATGGAAACTTCGCACAATCCAGAGATGTTCTGGTAAATGAGATTGTGAATATCGTAAAGGATTGGTTGCCGAAAGAACACGAAACTAACAGTTATAAGTGGAATGAGTGTATTAGAATGATTAGGGAAAATCTACGATGACTGATGGTAAGTTGAGGTTTTATGATAAAGGAAAAGAAACTCTCACAATTGATGATAGTTCTTGGGGAAAAGTCCAAACTCCAGAAACACAGTTGCACATCAAAGAAATGACCCACGAAGAAATGCTTGAAGAAGCGGCAAAACGAGAAAAAGAGAATGAAGTATTAAAGATTGCTATTGATTTCATTGAAGAACATTCAGAAGCAATGAAACAACTTCGTAAGATTGAGCATGAAGAACTAATTGAAGAACTGCAAGCAAAGAAAAAAGAAAACTTCCAACTGGTTGCCGATGCTTGTATGAAAGAATATGAGCAGAAGTATCATCGTGATGTATTCCCAGTGGATGAGCATTGGGTGTATATGGTTTCCGAATATTTCGGCACAGGGGAGGGTCAAACTGTGTGTGTTATGATGACACAGGCAAATCCTGGTCATAAAGAAGATTTTGAAAACTCTACCAATAAGTATGTTGCTTGTACTACACAGCAATATCGTGCTGTAAGGGCATTTCATGAGCAGTTTGGCACTTGGTATCTTCATGGTCTCAGATTTCTCAGTAAAGAAGATTTCTTCAGTGAATATTCATACTACATTCCTCCAGCAATGATGAAGCTCCTTAATAGAAGTTGCTTCAAAGACTTCTACACCCGTGTTCATTATAACTTCTCATAATGGACTTCACAAAACGCCAACTGGTTCTATTGACAACTGCCCTTACTTTGTTCTATGATGAGATTGCAAAGACAGCACCTTCTGAAATGAAGTTGGAAGTTATGGAACTTGCACAGATGATTCAAGATGCTTATGAGGAAGTAGAGTGAGTAGATTTACTGAAAACCCAGACGAAATTGTACTTCAAGACATTCAAATGTTTCATCTTGAAAGTATGAATGAACGCACCTTATGGGTTGGTGTGTATACTGAAGACGATAAAATCTATCACTTGAATATTTCTGCGGATGGTGATAAACTGAGGTACTATTGGAGTGATGAAACCCCGTGAGATTTGAAAATCCAACGAAATGGGAACTCTTTCTTGATGGATTCCATAACTTCTGGAACTGTCTGGATTGTTATAATGACGGGGATGATTGGGGATATAGTGAGTTCTGGGAAGGTTTATCTTTGGGATGGTATATGGAGTACATCTATCCTTATGATGACCCATACAATATCACTATTTCACCTGAACGCAAGTTGAGGTTAGACCAAAAACCACCAGTCATTTATGTATCAGAAGAAGCATATGATGCTCTTGTAGAAGCAATCAATCAACCACCAGAATATAATGAAAAGATTGCTAGATTATTAAGTCGTAAAGCACCTTGGGAAGATGAACGAGAAATCTAAAATCTACTACAATATCTGGTGTTGTGCCTATCAACGCAGAGGGATGTACAAAGGAACAGATAGGGAGCACAGAGAGCATGAAACTATCCGTATGTGTCTTGATATGAAAGACGTAAAGTTTTACCAATTTGATACTGAAAAACCGCATTATCTCTAATGACTTGGATCGATTACTACATTAACCACTGCTGGTTTACTGGTTGGCAAAACATTCGCGGATCATTTCGTATCTGGCGTGATTTGATTTCTGGAAACTATAAGGACTATGCGCTGATGTGGTATGACGACCCTTATGAAGAGTGTTTGTCTTGGTTTTGGCAATGTTTAGGTGATGACGATACTTTACCCAAGGAGTTTCTTGAGCATCTGCAGCAAATGGCAGAAGATGTAAAGACTGGTAAAGTTAAAACAATTCCATTTACCCTAGAAATGATTGATAAACTTGATGACCTTGTTGGTGATATTGAAGTTGATTTAAATGAAAAGTTACCCAATGAAGACATTACCTGATAAAAACGAATTGCGTATTATGTGGAGTGTTGCTACTTCATCCGCAATTGAATCTAGACAACCTGCATATGAAATCTTTGCCAATCTGTTGTATAATGATTTAAACGATAAAGAATTTCCTATTAAACTTGGGGAGAAGAGTGATGGGGATGTTTGACTATTTGAGGTCTTCCTATGATCTTGGAGAACAATTCACAAATGTAGAACTACACACCAAAGATATTGAAGACGGAATAGGTGGCACAATGTCTCACTATTGGTTAGACCCTCACGGATATTTGTATCATATTGATTTCTCCCACACTGCAGACTTTGTAGAACTCAAAGAAGGTGATGAAGGATATGATTCTATACATCTGTGGTGTAACTTTAAGTGGGTTCCCAATGGCAATCACGGAAAAATTAGTCCTTGTATGATTACCAAATATGTTGAGGTTTATCCTCCAACTTGGGACGGTGAATGGACTGACTGGCCTCGCTGTAAAATCCACTTCAAGTATGGTAGACTTATGGACTATGAGTTTGGAACACGATGATTTCTACTGAACTGTTTCCTCATGAGAATCACCCATACCGATTAGAGTTTGGTGAAAAGAAAAATCCTACGGTTTGTTATTTTTCTTGCGAAGAACACTTGCAAAAATATCTAGAAAGGTATAGACTGGATAGTAAGACAACAAAGATTGATTATCGTGATGGAAAACCCATTGAGTCCAGTAAAAAACACAAGAGAAGTGTGGAACAAAAGTCTAAACCAAAAAGTGACGGAAGTTCAAGTACAGTTCGCAAACGAAAACCCAGCGTGGATTCCAATCGAAACACTACTCGCTCTACAAAGTCTAAAAAATGATACAGGTAATTGAAAATGAAGATGGATCTTTCGATATCTCCTGGGATGAAAATTCTCCTACGGAAAGTATTCTCAACACCTGGACTGAAAAAGACTTCATCAAAGTCATTATGGAACATCTTCAAAAACTGAAAGACGATGGATGATAAAACCAAACTCATTCTTGCTATGATGCAGATTGATAATCTTACTGAACTACTAAAAGGAAATCAGTATCAAGACTTTCTATACAGTAAACTAATCTCCACACGAATTGAACTACAGAGGCAACTGAATCATTATGAGTAAACAGTTTTATGACGACGATGCTTTTTATGTGGAGCAAAAAAGTTGGGGTACTTGGCAATCACATTATCCAGATGGTGGTGGGATTATCACATCACTAACTGAAGACCAATGTGTAACTGCTACTCGTTGGTATTTAAAAGCAAAACAAGACGGTGAGTTTGACAAATCACCTGATAAAACTTATGATTCAACTGTTGGAGGAAAACTATGACTATTCGCAATTTTGTAGATAAAAACGGCAATTCGTGGGAATGGGTTGAGACAGAAGAGACTGTAAAAGCAGTTCAAGAACTTGCAAAGTTTGCTGGTAATTACAACGGACCTCTTTATGCACCACATCCTGATTTGAAAAATGAACAATAAACCCCTAACGCCTGAAGAAGTACAGCAAGCAGCAGAACAATTCTTTCCTTTGTTTCGCATTGTTAATAGTCGTATGCCTACAAATGCCACAACAGAAGACACGCTCAAGGTAATGGAAACGGTCTGTAATCTTGCACACAAACTTCGTTTAGAAGAAGAAAAGATTAAATTTGGATTCAATAAGAATGAAAATGCGACTGAATCCTAATCAACAATTTTGGGCAAATATCTTTCGTTGTGCTGTAGAAAGGTCTAACATTTACTTTAATGAAAAAGACCTCGATAGACACGCAAGAGAGCATACAACTGTCGTATTAGCGTTACAAAAAGGAGAACAATTTTGGAAAGAACTGCTGTAGAATATCCCTATCATGTTCTTGATAAGACTACTCCTTGGTATGAGTGGTTGTGTTACTGCGAAATCTGCCACCAATTAAATGCTCCAGGACAACCATCTTTGGGGCGTTTTATGTCATATAGGCGTTACTTAAAATCTGTTGGACTTCTTGATAATGATTAGAAAATTTATTGAATGGTTTTTTACTTCAACAGAAATTTTTGTTGAAGATGATGTTTATTCAAAGTTACTTGAACTTGAATTGAGAATTGAAGCACTTGAAGCGGAAAGTGTAGAGAATAGCAATTGCTTTTATGAACTCTCTAATTCTATTGATGCAGTTGATGCACGCATAGATATTCTGACTCTTGAAAATTGGAATAAAAACGATGTATGAACTCGATGATTTTGAAAAGGCTCTTGCACACTTTGGCACAAGAGTCGATGTAATTATTGCAATGGAAATGGGAGGCAAATTAGATGCTGACGCTGCTTACAAAAATATTAAAATGGAACTCAAGGAACTCAAACGAGTTCGAAAGTCTATCAAGAAAGACAAGGATTTGTGATAAGTGTGGAGTGGTGAAACCACTTGACAAAGACCACTATCAGGTGGTAAAATACTTCCGCGATGGTTTCTCTTACTATTGCCACGATTGCTCTAAACACAAACCAAGAAATGACTGACTTTGATTACAAAAAGTATTCTCTTGAGAATCTTGAAAATTGGATGCATGATGCAATGTCTTCTGGTGAAGCAACACCAAAAGAGATTTATGATGTAATTGTTGGTGTAGTAAAAGATAATTACTACACATATAAACAAAAAACATCTGAAGCATATGAACTTCTTGGACTTTTGAATAGTGGTGTTGATAATAACAAATATAAGGATTATCTAAATGAAATCTTGAGTTGTGATAAAGATAACTCTTCACCAGAGTGTAAAAGTGCTTGGGATGATTTTTGGGAAGATATTGATAATCGCTCAGAAAAATCCAAAGTCCATATAACTGAAGATGGAGACCTTTATCCAGTAAAAGATAGAGTAGTAAAGTGGCAACTTCCTGTTGAAGAATGTAAAGATACTGATACTGATGAGACAGAATATTTTATCAGTTTCCCTGATGATTTATTAGAAGCAGCAAATCTGAAGGAAGGTGATACTGTGGAGTGGATTGACCGTGGGGACGGTAGTTTTGAGTTGCGTAAAGTAACTAAACCACTTGGAATGGATGAGTGTTGATGTATACAATCAAACTTCTTGCACCCGCTGCTTTAATGTTATGTGCCGAAAGTGCATTATCTAATCAAGGATATTGTGCTCTTGACCAACCCAAACCATCTGTGGTAAGATACTACGAAGCTGGTAAGTCCTGTTATGTTGAAGGGACTTTTTACACTAAATGCGAGGACCGATTAAATGGCACTAAGTAAACAAACTTTAGATCATATCTTGGAAGCAGAATCACATCTTCGTGCTGCTATTCGTGTTGCATCTACATCAGAAAAACCATTAGTTGTAAAACAACTGTCACAAGTTCTTCTTGATATGGAAAACTGCAAAAAAATCGAAGAACTGATGGATATGTTGGAAGATAGAAAACCAGGAAGTCGTGGTAGTTTTGGTTCTTTCTTCAACGATTAAGAACTGTTAAACAATCCCAAAGAGAATATTAAGAAACCACACAACCCCCTTAAATAGTGTTAGGATATGGACATAATCACGGGAGCAAAACTTATGACTCTTCCTTCAAAGGGAAATAAAAAACTTACAGACGAAGAGTTTAATGAAATGACTGCACTTAAAAATGTAATCAATCAACGCCCTGCTGCTGTAGTTCCTGAGAAGATGGAGCAATTTACTGAGTATCTTGTGCGAAGTTTGAGAGAAAAGGGTGGTTGAGTTTCTGGGGGGTTGACAACCCTCTTTTTTATGCTATACTTATCCAATGAACAAAACTTTTCTTAAATGGGCTGGCAATAAAACAAGAGTTCTGCCCCATCTTATTCCCCATATTGGTTATCCAAAGCGTTATTGTGAACCCTTTGGTGGTAGTCTTGCTGTTGCTTTGAATACACCAGCACAGCAATATATCCTCAACGATGTGAATAAGGATTTGGTAGCAATCTATCAGAATTTGGTAAATCCAAATGATGATAGTTTCATTCAATACTGCGAAGAACTATTCACGCCAGAGAATAATACAAGAGAAGTATATTTGGAGTTGCGAGAGCACTTCAATCAAGCAACAGATACTACAGAGAGAGCAAGGTTATTCATTTATTTGAATAAGCACTGTTTTAATGGACTATCAAGATATAATAGCAAAGGAATGTTTAATGTTCCTTATGGTAGAGAAGTTGTAAATAAGGATACTGGGGAGAAAGAAATACAAAGTGCTTACTTTCCCAGAGAGGAAATGATGAACTTCAGGATGTATTTCTTATCCAAACAATTGGTGAGGTTCACATCACTTTCTTTTGAAGATTCATCTCTGTATGAGGATTTGGAAGCAGGTGATGTTGTCTACTTTGACCCACCGTATGTTCCTGCATCAAATACTGCAAATTTCACAAGTTATGCGACTGATGGATTTACTTCTGACCAACAAGTTCAGTTAGCACAACTTGCAGAATCTCTTTCATCTAAAGGTATCAAAGTGATTGTATCAAATCACGATGTTCCTATTACAAGAGAACTCTACAAAAATGCTACAATCTATCAAATTCAAGTAACTAGAACGATTGCTGCAAAAGGCGGCAGTAGGAAAAAAGCAAGTGAACTCATAGCAGTTTACTAACTTGGATCCTCTAAAGTGTACCTATAATGTAAGCAACAAACTTGAAATGTCCACCCGAGCACGAATCGGTCTTGAACTTAAGAATGGTTCTATTCTCTCTGTGTATCACCACTGGGATGGTTATCCTGAATGGTTGGGTCGTATCCTGAACACTCATTACAACACTCGTCAGAAAGTTGCTGACTTGATTGATGGTGGTGATATGTCTTGCTGCTGGACTGATGACCGCTGGAATGATAGTGCAGTGAAGGGTGTTTATGGACCCAACTATTATTCTTATCGTAACGATGATTGTCCTCCTCGTCTTGATGCTGATTTGTGTGAGTATCTTCTGCCTGCTAATGGTGAAGAGTATGCCTATGTCTTCCGCAACGGTGAATGGGTGTGCTACAATATGAATTGTTATGAACAAAAACTTCCTGAAGTGATTGAAATCCCCTCTGCTGCGCTTGCTGTTTAATTCTTAGGTAAATTATTATGAAACAACAAAACGGATTTATTGACCCTGCTGTTGCTGCTATTGCTGTCGGTGTGGTTGTGATTGGTGGTCTCATCTTTATTGGTGGTCCACAATATAATGTGTGGCAGCAATCTCTTGCTGGTAAAGCAGAGTTGCAAAAAGCAGAATACACTCGTCAGGTAGCAGTTCTTGAAGCACAAGCAAAGAAAGATAGTGCTCAACAACTTGCTGATGCTGAAATCATCCGTGCTACTGGTGTTGCTAAGGCAAACCAAATCATTGGTGATAGTCTGAAGGACAACCGTGAGTATCTTCAGTATCTTTACATTACTGGTCTTGAAGAAGGATCTAACAAAGGTAATGTGACCATCTATGTTCCCACCGAAGGTGGTATGCCTGTTCCTACTCTTCAAATGAGCAAATGAACAAAAAGTACATTGTTGTTGGATTGATTGGTTTTGCAGTTATTCTTGGTTGGAATGTCTTTCTAATCCAGCGTGATGACAAAATGTATGATGCTTACTATCGCTCTAAGGCAATAGAGAATCTCAAGAAACCACCCTCTATAGAAATCAGATGAGTATTGTACTCGGTGTAGCAATCTACGCAGCACTGGTTGCATTTGTATCCTCCATTATGCTATATTACTTAAAGGTAATGTATTCACGCGAAGAAGCAAAACTTAAGGAGAAATCCAAATGATCCCCAAACGACTCCGTGACCTTATTAAACAAGCAGAAATGGACAAAGTAGCAGAAGAGTTCTGGAAAGAAGTTGAGCGTGAAGCAGCGAAACTTGAGGTAACTGTTGACTACTATCTCGCTGAGTTTTACTAATGACTTTTATTCTTGGTATGGGAATCGGTATTCTTTTGACTGTAGGAGTTTCTTTTATAGTTGCTTCCGACATTGACAATAACGACAACTAATCTTAAACTTAAGAGGTAATTTACAAAGACAAATGGCACAAAAGTTTCTTTACATCGTTGACCACTACATTCCTTTTCCGTCCAGTGAATACGGTGGACTTTGGAATGTGATTGCGGAAAACGACAATGAATGTTTTGATTTGATTTCTGCAGAAGATTCTGACAATTTTTATGAGCAACACTATACTACTCTTCGTGAAAATGTGTTAAGCGCGAGGACTTATGCGCTTGCTGAGGATGTAGAATCTGCAGTAGTTGAATCTTTTACAACCTGATGACTCACCACGTTACTCACACCAATAAAATGGTGTTTGATTTGAAGAAACAGTACCAAGAACGTATTGAACAACTGCAAAGTAAAATTGCAGAACAAGAACACGAAATCTCACAACTGCAGAAACAAATTGAGTATATGTCGCGTGACAAGTTCTATGATTGCTGAGTTTCCGCATAAAGCACCCGAAAATTATTATTATGAGTTCGAAGAGTTCAAGCGTGGAGTTATTGCTATATGGTTGTATTGCAATCGTAAGTTTGATTACAATAATGGTGCTCCCACAAGGACAATCTGGGGATTCTACAAATCCAAGACCAGAGAATACTTTGCCCCAATCAATAGTAAGACAGTTGGTGCTCGTGTAAATATCAACGACACGCGAAACTATTCAGCAATGCCTATCAAGCAGTCTCCATTGGATGCGTTCTTTGTATGACATACAAACCACAAGTCAATGATTATGTTGAATGGACAAAAGGTGTTGAAGGTTGGGTTTATTTTAGGGATGACGAATATGTTACGATTGAGTATGTTGTTCGTCCTAAAGACCAAGTAAACTATCACGCCTGCCCCATTCACGCAAATGAAAGATTGCTTGTTGTTTGTTATAAAGAAGATTGGAAACATTTAAAGTATGTTAAATCAAGAAAATCAAGATATGAAGAAGAACAGAACTGTCTGGCGATTGCTTGCTAAGGCACTTGGAGAAAAAGCAAGTAAATGTGATAAAGAAGCGGATAAGGTAGCACTTATCCGCCTTTTGATGTTTTTGAGCATTTTTATTACCAACTGCTTCATTATCGCTAATGCAATTCGACATTGGAATGATGAGACTAAGATAGAAGTATTTGTTGAAACTTCTAGTATGCCAGAATATCAAACTCCACCTATGAGAGTTGCAAATAAACCCCTTGAGTTTGAGTAACAATAAATAACTAAAAAGTTATTCATAAGATGGACGCTCAAGACATTCGCAATCTTCAAGAAGCATATATGGAAGTTGTTGAAAACCAGCAACTTGATGAGATGCCATATCAAGTAATGGGTTCTCCTGATGGAAAGAAAGAGAAGAAGATTGGTAAACCAGTAAAGAGTAGAAAGTATGCTGACGCAAGAGCAGCAGAACTTGAAGATACTCATAAAAAAACAGGTGGCAAATATCGTTCACAATATGTTGAGGATTATGACCTATACGACATCATTCTTTCGCACCTTCTTGATGAAGGATATGCTGATACTGAACAAGCAGCAACGGCAATTATGGGGAATATGAGTGAAGAGTGGAGAGAGAGTATTATGATTGCTGAAGGAATGACTATGAAGGACTTCAAGGCAAATCGTCAGAAGAATAAGAGGAGATCTGCTTCTGCTGATGCTGAGAAGAGAGGTCATGTAGGTAAGGAATGGTATAACAGTGGTAGAAGATATTCTCCAGATGAAGCAAAGAGAAGTCGTGCAAATATGGATGATGAAGAAAGACGCACGAGACATCGTAGTGCTGTAGATCCTGATAATGAGGATGATAATAACTACTCTGCAGATAAGACGAAGAATCCTAAGAAACTTCGTAAGCAAAAAGCAATGGGAGAATTAGGATAAAATGCTAACATTTAGAGAGTTCTACGAAATCTGCGAAGCAAAAAGACCAGACACTCCACCTCAAGCAGTTCCTGGAACTTACAAGAGGAGTGATACTGGTGTGCAAACTTATACTCTTCAAAGATATGAAGGTCCAGAAGGGAAACCAACAAAGAAAGAAGTTAATAAGTTAATTGTAAAGCGTAGTGGCGGAAAAGAAGTAACAAAGAGACTGAAAAAGTTAGCAAAATCTGTTAAAAAAATTGATTGATTTTTACTTGGATCCTCTAAAGTGTACCTATAATGTAAGCATGAAACAAATTATGGACTGCTTCGATGACATTCAAATTGAAGAATCTAATGGATTTGATTTTATTGAAAAAGATCTAACTGAACTCATTGAAGAATCTAACGACTTCAATCTTAATGAGTATCTTAACTCCAACTATGATTACTGACAGTTTCTAAACTGTCCACCAAATCACCCACACAGAACACTTTTCCTTTATTATTCTCAAATGACTGAACACATCCCCAACGTGCTCCCTCACATTCAAGAACTGAAAGATGCTTGGCGTCGTCAAGATTTTATCTTTACTAAGCAGCAACAAGAAGAATATGATTTGCTTCTTGCTACTCGCCGCGAACGTGTAAAGCAATTCTATACTGAAGGACGAGTATTCAAGGGTTCATATAAAGCAAAGGAAGTAGAGTTCTAAATACTAAAAAGTAGTGTTTAGATAACAATGAAAACCTTTCAGGAGTTTATGTCTATTTGCGAAGAAGTTGATGACAAGTCAAAAGCACTTGGATTCCAAGCAACAATCAGAAAAGCAAGACCTGGCGGTCGTATTGGTGCTGAACGCAAAAAGACAACTCCTGAAAAACGCCGTATGAAAGCAGTTGGCGGTGGTAAAATGGAACCAGCAAAAGAATACAAACCACGCAAGGATATTGGAAAACCAAAGGGTTCACAAATTCAACAACCAGAACAAGAGCGTGGATCTGCTAGAGAAAGACAACTGGCAGCAGCAAAAGAGGAAAGAAGAAAAGCAGCACAGGCAAGAATTGCTGCTAAGAAAGGTGGAGAATCACCAGCACCAGCAGCAGAAAAACCAAAAGCAAAAGAAGTAGTAAAAGCAGCAACTAAACTTCTTTCTAAGAAGAAAGCAACAGCAGAACCCGCTCCTGGATACAAACCACAAAAAGCATCTGGTCTAAGCAGACAAGAAAGATTGCATGTTACAAGAAAGGGAGAACAGAAACTCCGCGATCTTGTAATTGCAGGAGAAAGAGAAAGAGGTAAAAACATTAAGAGTGAGAAAGACCTCCAACACCGATACACTTCTCGCTGATACTTACTTGGATCCTCTAAAGTGTCCCTATAGTATAAGCACTCAAACGAAACAACATTATGCTCTGGCAAGACCGCAACGGTAACTGGTTCAGCACTGTTTCTCCTATCGACATGAAAATTGAGCGAGCAATGATTGAAGCAAACGCTAACAAAGTCTGGGAAGAAAAAGAGCGTTCTGGTGATTGGTTGTTTGATGAAATGTTTGGCGGTTGATTAACTGTCCGCCAGCACCCTTTCCAAGCGTCAGGAAGGGTGCTATAATGTCTTTTAGATACCAAACCACCTGAAACTCTGTAATTCGTAATGATTCCTCATCTGATCAATCTTCGTCCTCACCAAGAACGCGGAGTTGCTGCTATGCAACAGCATGATAAAGGTCAAGTCATTGTTCCTACTGGTGGTGGCAAGACTCTGAAGATGATCTATGATTGTCTGCGTGAGTTGCAGTCACAAACTCCCCAGACCATTGTTGTTGTTGCTCCGCGTATTCTTCTGGCAGAGCAACTGTCTTCGGAGTTCCTGGAGTTTATCACTAACGCTGCTGTTTTCCATGTTCACAGTGGCGAAACTCATCACGAGTCTTCTACTCGCCCTCAAGAGATTCGCAACTGGGTTGATGCTAATGCCGACAATCATCGCCTGATTGTAACCACCTACAACTCTCTGTCGCGTCTTCAAGTGGCAGAAGTTGATGTGGATACCATTTACTTTGACGAGGCACATAATTCTGTTCAGCGTCACTTTTTCCCTGCAACTGAGCACTTTGCTGCTAATGCACGCCGCTGCTACTTCTTCACTGCTACCAGGAAGACTTCGCTCACTCCTTCTAAACCTGGAATGAACGATCGTGATGTCTATGGAGATATTATTTGCCGCGTTTCTGCTCCTGAACTTGTTGATGGAGGATACATTATTGCTCCTAAGATTGTAGCGAAGAAGTTTGATGTACTTGCACCAAAGCAGGTAACTGCTGAATGTGACAGTAGCAATCTGATG